AATTATGTTAAACGCAGTAAAACAATATTATGAGCAAGGAAATAGTTGATATGTTTGAGTACATCCTCGATCAAATAGAACCAAGATGGAGAACCAATGATGCTGTTGTCGAAACTTTAGACAGAATCAAAGAAGGTAAGAACAAAAGATTCGAACCACCTACATTGAATGAGGTATGTGTCGAATTGAAAAGACTCAACGTGAGACATCCCTTTATGCAAGGCGAAAAGTTTTGGAACTTCTATGAGTCCAAGAATTGGATGATTGGAAAAAACAAAATGAAAAATTGGAAAGCTGCCATAATATAATATTGTAAAACAACAAATGAAAAGATTACTAAAGTTTATAGCAATGATTGTTTATATCCTTGGTATGTTGGCTTGTTGTTACTATGCTATTCGTTCAATTATGTACATCGATGAGTATACCAAAGAGACCACCAAGAATTAGTTCTCTCATGAACTGTAAACCAAAAAAACCAGCAATTATGATTGAGATAAAAGAAATCCCATTTCAGATCTGTGAGCACAACCCCAAGGCACAAAGTGTCTGCTCTCCAGATGAAACCGTTACCTTTAATGAATTTTTTCAAAACCTTCAAACTCAAATAAAAAAAATATATGACTCTACGAAATGCAATCCAACTGAAGAAAAACTTTCAGTTCGTGAAAAAAACGCTAACAACCTCCGAAACCGGAGACACTAAAGTTTATCATTATTTCGAATTGGCTGTCAATAGTGTTGTTCTACACTTGGCTCCAGATGACAACAGAGATAATGTTTGGTATGGATCGATCTTGAATTACTCAGTTAAGTTTTATACTTGGGATGGATTCAAATCTTTGATTAAGTCAATTCAAAATGGAGAATGGAATGAAGGCTAGAGTTGTTATGGCTACGATTAATGGTATACAGCAATGGCGTTTATACTACGAGCAGGAATTGATTGCCACTTTTGTCAATGAGGATTGGGCTCAGAACTATGCAGACTATTTAAATACACAAGGAGGCGAACAATGAGCAACAATAAACAAAGTAGCGTTAGAATATGAACGCAGACAAATTAGTTAAATTAGGTATCGATCTCCGGGATAGATGGAGTGGGGAGGTTAAAACAATCTGCCCCAAGTGTGCCCATAGTAGAAAGAAAAAGAGTGATCCGTCTCTTGGTGTCAACATTGATACCGGTGTATGGAAATGCCATCATTGTGGATGGAGTGGTTCTGTCAATCAATATGTGAGACCCGAACCAAGGAAACCAATCGAAACGGATGGTGTCTACGAGTACTTTGACAAGCGTAAGATATCTCGTGCTACATTAGATGCTTTTGGTGTCACAGAGGGCAGGGAATGGATGCCTCAGGATCAGAAGGAACACCGTGTAATTTGCTTTAATTATTATTTAGATGGAGAACTCATTAATATCAAATTCAAGACCGCTGACAAGAAGTTCAAGATGGTCAAAGACGCTCGAAAAATTCCGTACAACATTGATGCTATCAAAAATAGCAGTTATGTTATTGTATGCGAAGGTGAAGAAGAAACGATGGTGTGGCACCAATCTGACCTCGTTGCAATTTCTGTACCTAACGGTGCTTCTAAAAATAATAACAATCTCGATTGGCTGGATGCTACTTATGATTTATTTTCAGACAAAGTAATCTACCTTGCGACCGACAACGATGAGCCGGGTAGGAAGTTGCAAGAGGACATCGCACGCAGATTTGGTGGTCATGACATCCGAATGATTGAGTTCCCTGAGAACGAGAAAGATGCTAACGATTGCTTGAAGCGTTATGGTCAAGACTTTATCACACGCCTATTCGAGAATGCGAAAGCAATGCCGGTTGCTGAGATATCCTCACCTGCTGACTACCTCTCTACAATTCTATCTTACCACAAGGATGGATACCCCATTGGCTCTTTGGTAGGTATGCCTGAGACCGATGACCATATCTCATGGAATCGTGGCGAGTTGGGTGTGGTTACTGGTATCCCTGGTTCAGGTAAGAGTACATGGTTGGACTACATCTTTGTTCGCCTTGCCCATCTCAAGAATTGGAAGTTTGGTGTATTCTCCCCGGAGAATATCGCCCCTCTAAAAATTACTCGCATGACCGAACAATTACTTGGTAAGCCTTTGAGTAACATGAATCAAGGTGAGATTGAGCTAGGTATCAACATCATCAACAATCACTTTTGGTTTTACAATGTTGAGACCATGGAGGATTATACTCTCACAAACCTTCTACGCCTTGCAGAAATGCTTATCAAACGCAATGGAATTGATTGTCTTTTGCTCGATCCGTTCAACTACATTGAGAACGATGGAGATGACGATAGTTCAAACGAAAAGATTGGAAACCTCCTCAGAAGACTTAAAAAATTTGCAGTAAAGAATAATGTATTGGTCGTATTGGTCGCACATCCTCGAAAGATGGACAAGACATCCTCTGGGTATAACGTGCCTCGTTTGTATGATATATCTGGGTCTCATCATTTCTTTAACGTGCCTGATTGGGGCTTGGCAGTACATCGCTCGTTCCAAAATGGTCAGAAAGATCCGGTTGAGGTCCATGTACAGAAAATCAAGTGGCACTTCAGAGGTAAGTTAGGTAGAGTAGAATACGAGTTTGATCGTGAGTCGGGTCAATACTCAGAAGACGGAAATTTTAAATCATTACTAAATGTCAAAATCGATATTCAATCTGATGAAAATGATTTGTTCATCTCACCACAAGCGTGGGGAAGAGGTCATGGAATTCAACCTGAGCCCACACTACTATAAAGAATTTCAAAAGAAAGAAATGCTTTACAACCACAAGCCCATTCCTGTTATTTCAGAGGGATGGGTTCGCATCGGGGACTATTATCACCTCGAAATGCAAACAGCCATGGGAGTTAGTCACATCACAACAATTACTTATAAACTACGAAGATGAAAATAGTATACGACATAGAAACATTTAAGAATTGCTTTACCTACACTGGGTTAAACATCGACACAAAGGAAATGGATATCTTTGTGATTGGAGAGGGTAATTTGGGCTCAGACTTAGAGTCCTTCAGAACTTACCTCAAGAATTTAGAAGAGAAGAAAGCCGGGATGATTGGCTTCAACAACATTCATTTTGACTGGCCCATAGTCCGTGCCATCATGTTGGAGGAGTTGAGTACAGCAACCCAAATTTATGCCTGTGCTCAAGAGATAATTTCGCAAGAGAAACGCACCTACATACCACAAGAAATTACTCAGTTGGATTTGTATCTGCTGAACCACTACGACAATAAATCTCGTTCGACATCCTTGAAAGCCTTGCAGGTTTCTTGCGGATGGGATAACGTAATGGATATGCCGTTTGATCACACCACATTGATCGATCAAATCAATTTAGAAAAGGTCATCGGTTACAACAAAAACGATGTGGAATTCACAGCGTACTTTTATGACCTATGCCACGATAAAGTTGAACTTCGTAAGAAAATCGGTAAGAAATACAACCTTAAAGTGTTAAACAAGAGTGATGTGGTTATCGGTGAGTCAATCTTTTTGAAATACCTTTCGCAGGCTATGCAGATACCAATTCGCCAATTGACCGAGATTCGGGGTAAGCGAGCAGATGTACCTTTGAAGAAAATCATTTTGCCCAATGTGAAATTTGAATCGCCTCAGTTCAATAAACTTTTGACCCTGATGAACGAGACCACATCTTCATCTACATTCCTCAAGAAGTTTGTCGAGCAATTGGATACTCGCAAAACTACCAACGAACTACTGGAGAAATTCGAAGACAACAACATCAGGGTTCAGAGAATTGCACAGCAGAAGAAGAGCTTCAGTTTCTCTGTGAGATTTGGTGGGATGCGATTGGATTATGGAGTCGGGGGAATCCATGGTTGTGTTACACCCGGAGTCTACAAGTCAAGCAAAACGTATAACATACTTGACATCGATGTGAAGTCGTACTACCCAAACCTTTTCATTCAGAATAAGTTACACCCTCGTCAGATGAGACAAGATGTTTTCGTTAAGGTATACTCTGACATCTTCCAAGAAAGGGTCAAGGCACAGGGTGAGAAGGACCAATTGACTAGCGATGCATTGAAGTTGGCATTGAATGGTATGTTTGGTAAGACAGGATCAGATGTGTCTTGCTTCTACGATCCGTTTGTATTCTACGCCATCACCGTCAATGGTCAGTTGTTTATCTCGATGTTGGTTGAGCGATTGGTTGCCGCTGGTGCCGAGTTGCTTCAGGTAAACACGGATGGTGTAACAGTGAGCGTACCTCGTAAAAACCAAGGGCAAATCATAGCCATTTGTGAAAAATGGGAGCAAGAGACCAAATTGACATTGGAATATGCAGATTATGCATCTATGGTCATTCGGGATGTGAACAACTACATCGCTGTGCGTGAGGATGGTAAAATCAAAGAGAAGGGTGCATTCGAAACTAAAAAAGATTGGCACAAGGATAACTCATATATGGTTGTACCTTTGGCTGTTCGTGAGTACTTTGTGAATGGGACTCCGGTTGCTGAGACCCTACGCAAGCACGACAACATTCTTGACTTCTGCGGTCGCTACAAGGCTACCAAAGGCTGGCACGTTGAGTTTGTTTACCTTGATGGTAATGAAGAAAGGAGACTAGATTTCGGCAAGATATATCGTTTCCTGCCGGTATATAGAGGCGGTGTGTCTTTGAAGATTAACAAGGATGGTCGTGAGCACCATTTGTGTGAAGGATATCAGACTTACCCATTCAATCGCAAGGATGAGTTTGACAAGAGTAATTTGAACTACGGATTTTTTGAAAACGAATGCAGGAAACTAATAGAATTGATTCAGCCGAAACAACTGAGTCTCTTGTAAGAATCAATGTCCCTCACTATGGGATCGATCTTCGTGTGATACTTCTTGGGTTGCGATATGAACTCGTGACCCAAGACCTTTGCTTTTCTCACAAGATAGAGAAACATGGGGATAATGTGATTGTGCCGACCCTACGACAGAGATTCACTACCAAGCCCATAAATGGTTACCTAGTGGTTCATTGTCGCAAGAAAATAAAGATTCCCATCTTACTGGATGGTGAGTTGCTTTCGGTCCGCTGTGTGGATGTATTAGCAGATTTCTTAGAAAAGAAACAGGTGAACTACCCTATGCTTTTACCTTCACCCACTCACGAACATACCGTCCGTTTACAAACTTCAAGATTGGTATCTCTCGAACCATCACTTCTTGAGGCTTTGTCCGCTCAGACTTCTTGACGATGTTCTTGTGCATAATCTCACAGGCAACCATGGCATCTGCTAAATCCGTATTCTCAATCAGATAGTTTTTTAGATCGGTTATCATATCGATAAACCAGATGTCATCACAATGGGCATTGAGGTAATCGATTATGTAAGTATTGCCTCGTTCTGCTGTGGTATCGTTCTTGTAATACCCAACGGAGTCATCGTCCTTAAAGAATCCCTTACCAAGAAAGATGGGCTTCTTTGCCAACAGATTTATTTTACCCAACTCCTTATACTTCTGCTTCACAACACCACCACGGTTAATCTCAATCATTGCTATGGCGTTGTTGTAGTACTCCTGTAGTTTTATCATGTTGCCTACGATGATATCAGGATCTGAGTCCCTTTCTGCATAGTGAGCTACATAACGATTGGTATCTATATCTTTGATGACTATGGCTTGCTGAGAACCATCGCCCATATTCTTTGAGTTGAAAGGAATCGGGTCAATACCTCCGATGTATGTATGTCCTTCTCTAGGCTCTTCCAAGAAATGTATCTTGCTGCTAATGTTTGGCTTTTTAAGAATCGCACCATCGTAATTGTATTGTAATTCCGAACGATCAATGGGAGGACGTGTGCTCAAGATGATTCTCTCTTGGGTATCCAACTTGGTCATGATGTGTTTAGGGAATGCACCATGGCCAGCCACAGAAAACACCTCATTGATATCCAATGGATACTGCTTGATGAATGAGTTTAGGTAGGACTTGTCCTCCAACTTATCAAGGGTATCCCTACTCTGCATAATCCATTCTGTCGCACCCTTCTCATCGCTGTGACCGTTGGGACAAAAGTTTAGAATTTTGCCAGTTTCCTTACCATTTATGTCTAATTCGGGAGCCTCCATAATCCCTTGATTACCAGGGAGAAAGAGGGTAAGAATCTTCAATGCTTCGGCATTTTCCCACAAAGTTTTGGCTAACTTCTGGCCAGTTGATGTGGCTTCCCCGGCACTTCCCCCGATGACAATTGGGGCCACCTTTACGAAGCCTGATTTGGTACTCGCCTGTGCTGATTTGTAAACCTTGTCAGCCTTGGGATGGAGCATACACTCGTCAATAAAAATGTGCATCGCACGATATGCCTCGAATGCTGTAGGTGTATCTACGGTCTCCTTGGTGATGATTTGGGAATCCAAACCTGTTACCTTACCTGTCTTGTTATCCCTGCGACCCAAGTGTAAGTAACCTTCTTGTCGGGTAGATACAATGCCGGGCTTTGCATACTCATCAAACTCATCGTACACCACACGCAATTTGTCTTTGAATAAAGCCTCAAGACGTTTTTTATCTGCTGATGTAATGAGCGAGGTAGATCCTGGATTGGTCATTGCAATCCACATCGGAATGATTCCCCCGAAGATAAACGACAGACCGACCTCACGTCTTTTTGTGATAAACAAGTCGTGGTTAGTCCTTCTAGCCTCTAGGTATCCGTTATAGATTAAGTCATCTATATCTCGCCAAATCGGTCTTTTTTTGTAACCTCTGGCGTCTTTTACGAAACTTTGTGTTAGTGCATAGTAGTGAGCCCCAACCAAATCGAAACGACCATCAACCCAATATTCTTTCTCCTTGCCCCACCAAAGTTCTTTCTCTTTCGGTGTTGCGTTGGGATTCAGACCATATTTGGAAAACCATTTGTCATATTCAAATTTGCTTGCCTTCATCTTCTTTGTGATATGCGATCAAGAAAGCCACCTTCCTCTTCGACATTGTTGTCTTCGGGATAGGCTTCTAGTTTCGCAAGTTTCAAACTCTTGTTGATTTTATCTCCTGCCTGGAGTAGTTGGAACAAACCCTTTTGATAAGGATCGTCCAAGTCGAGCATTTCATCTCTTACCTTTTGCATCAATTGTTTGGATGCAGAAACCAAAGTCGAATAAAAGTCTTTAGCAGGATCAAACGATTGAACCTGTAGTCTTTCTATTGCCTCAGTTTCTGAGATATTATTTTCCCTTAGGTATTCCGAGAGAGTCTCTAAGCTCTGCGATTTTACGTTTTTGGTCTTCAATTTCTTTTTGTGCTTTGTTTGCTTCGATTGGGTTTCCTACTGCTGTGTAGTAGTCACACCAAGAAATTAACTTCTGAAGTTCAACGACTTCTTTCTCAATTATTTGTTTATTGCCCTTAGCCATAATTTTAAATCAAAGTTTGAAAAGTCCCCCTCTTCTATTACTTCCCCCAAAGATAGATAAAATCTACATAAATTACCTAAAGTCAGTAATTGTTGACTTGTGGCTGTGTTCATATAGTTATTATCGTTATTCAAACCACCGATTAACGCCAAGTGGATTTCATTTCCCGGACAATAGTTCAATGGATAAAGATTGCCCTGTGGGCATATGCAATGTGTGAACAAAGGGGTCATTCTGTTGAGCCCACCAACATGATATTTGTCATTGGACAACCTAACCTTTTCCTGCTCGTGCTTGGCTATGTCGCAGGGCCTTAAATCTGTACGGCTATATGTCCAATAAATTTTCACAACTTGCTAAATGATGACGATATCTGATCGTCCTTGTATTCTTCTGAATACACCGCATTAGGGTGTACAAATTCTTTTGGCGGCTCTTCAACGTACTGAGCAATCATTCTGTTCAGATACCACTGGGCTTTCTTCAAATCCTCTACCCCACCCTTCTGCTCACATCTCCAGATATACTTAATTACATTGGCGGTACAAACGGCATCCAAGCCTTTTTTGTGGACCGTTGCTGCTTCGATAGCATCGATACATTCAACTCTACCTTGTTTATAGTGCGAGGGGTTTACGTTATCTTTCATCTACAAATTCTTCTGGTGGCACAAATATACATAATTCTTTCGGGACTCGATAAAAATTATCCAAACCTGTACGATCGTTTGTTTTAATATATAATTTTTGTTTATAATTTTCGTTAAATATAATATCCGAGTTGCAGAATATCGCAGCCTTTGTTTCCTTGCAGATGATGACATACCAAAAGTGTTGCTCTTTCCACTTCTCCTTTCGGCTCAGGAATGAAACGGATGGGAAAGGGAAGTCTTCTCTATTGGTCCACGGTCTTTGGGGTTTCATTTCGACCTCCCAATAGTAGCTTTTGCCATTCTTATCGGAGACAAGATCTACTGCATATTTGTCACTATTCTCCGAAATATTGTGACCCTTCGAACGCAAAAAAGCCATGAGTAATTCCTTACCTATGGCATCGTTGTCATCGAATGATTTTTGATTGAATCTCAAGATTTAAATCTATAGGCAATAACCATTCCAATAAGGAAGGCCACTAATAGATACCACCAATTGATAATTTTTTCGGAGTAAACTCTTCCCGGAACTTTCACCTCATAGGGTATTGTATCTCTGAAGGTTATGGTGTCGGGTTTGATTGTTACCCCGAAGAAATCACCTCGCCTTTCGATGATTAATTTTTCGGTCTCAATGATGGTATCATGTGAGATTATGAATGAGTCTTTGTACTCAGGAACCGGCACCTTGGTTTCTTTGATTATGGTATCCTTTACGATTATCGTATCAGTTTCGACTAAATACGGATATTTGCGTATCAGTCGATCGTATCTTTTCTTCGGAGTCCCACAGGAAATTATCGCAATGCACATTACGGTAATTAGGGTTGCAATGAATCTATATTTCATAGTACAAAGGTAAGGTTTATACCTACATCCTTACTATAAACAATAAAAGCCCACCGATTAATTCTTTGTTTATTAGTTTATTACTAATACAAAAATAATAACCATTTCAAGTTTTCTCCTTTACGAGTTCGGAGACCAAGAAACATTTCGCCCATTTTTCAGGGCCGTTAGCCGATTTGAGTTGCCTCCAGCTAACACGAGTCAATTGTTTTCGGTGGGCTTTAAAAAGTAAGAGTTGCACTTTAGTACAACCCTTACTACTAAACTAAACTAACTTCACTAAATCAAAGCATGAAAACCGAAACAAATATAGTAAAAATTTGTTACAGTAGTCGGAAATTTTCCGAATTTGTCCTGTTTTTTTAGCAAAAAAGTGGACATTTACTTATGAAATTTCACAAGCACCACCAGCACAAGCGGCCTCTCCTAGTAGACTTGTATTGTCGCTAATTTCTACAATATTTGCGACATTTATCTTGCTCACAACCTTAGATAATTCAAGGTAGGTGGCCTCATCAATATCCTCAAAAGGAGTCTGCTTATATGAACCCAAATCCTGTGGCATAAACGACAAACCATTGTAGTGATTTTGGTTTTCCCACAGCCATCCTCCAACGATTCCCCATTCATTTGGTTTCATAGTTACGCTCGCTGATACATTGTGCGTATTCTCGCCATAAACGTGGCCAGGTTTGATCCATTTCTCGTGGAGCAACTTCACCCTTTCCAAGAACTGAATTGCACTTTCTGAGTGCCTAGTAATCGCTCCTTTAGGTGCAGCGATTGGAACACACACATAAGCCTCAGAAGAAGTATAAATACTATCCTCTAATAATTCTGGATGATTGATTGCCAAATAGGTGTAGAGTGCTTCGCTTTTGCTTACTCGCATTCTACGAATGTAGTACTCTGAGTGCCAAGCGTGAACACCAGATGAGCATCCCAATACGATTGATGAAGTTCCTGATGGCTTGATTGTAGTAATACGAGCAGAAGGATTGATTCCAATTTCTTTAGCGACAACTTTGTTGGTTCTGTAAGCCATCTCAGCAGCTTCTGGCATATCTAATTCAAGAACTTTGCCCGATGCAATACCAGTCATTCCGATTCCCAATAGGGCTTCTCTTTCGGTTACTTCTTTCCATTCGGGTCTCAGATAATGAAAATCGGTGTAAGATGCTTGCAATGTTCCAATAAAGGCAGCAGCAGCCGTTCTCTCTTCGAAATCGTGCTGATCTTTCAAATCAGATGCATTAATCTCCACTAGATTACAGAATTGGAATGAGTTCAAACTAATCTCAGCACAAGGATTAGTTCCAAGTTCCAAGTCATTGGTAAAGAAGAAACCGGGCTCGCCTGAGTTGCTTAATTCAACCTTCTTCCACAAATCTAAAAATTCGTTCTTGCTGACCTTACCACGGAGCAATTTAGCACTATTGTTAGCACGTCCACGTTGTGGGTTGGCTATGTACCACTCACCAAATTTGCAGGTCAACATCTCTTCATCATCGTAATCAAACAAGGCAATCATTGCTGATCTACGGATACCACCAGCCAAAACTGCGTTTGCAATGTGACATAGGATATCGTGACACTCCAACGATGATAGTTGTTCTCCATCTTGTTTGCGTTCAAAAATGGCTTCAATCTGAGCCAAACAGATACGCAATGGTTCGGGACCAGGAGCAACACCACCTGATGTGATTAGTCTTTCGCCTTTTGCTCGTATCGATCTAAAATCGAAATTAGGCTTCCAGTTGCTGAGTCCAAAATAGGATTTGACCAAGACTTTAACTGCATCAGCCCAACCTTCAATATTGTCAGGAATGAGATACCTTCTCTTTTTCGTAGCTCTAGAAATGGCAGGCAACTTAGCAATATGATTACGGCTAACACTATAGCCCACTCCAGTGCCCGAAAGCAAAAGGAACATAGTCTCACTAAAAGCCCTATAATCGTCAATATGAAGGTAACTACAGTTAAAAAGACGAGCGTTATTAACTTCAATAGGCTTACCAGCGAATTGAAGAGAACGCATAGAAGGGAGGATTTTTTTATCATAAACGAATGTATAGGCTTGTCTAATTTGTTTTTCTAAATGAGGAAATTTACGAATGTGCATCTGCATATTGCGATCTGCAATTTCGTTCCAGATTTCTCTTCTTTGAACAGGCTCAACGTATTTGGCGTACTTAGACCATACAACGATGTCCGATAGAATTTCGTGATTGATTTCCATATCAGAATGCCTTTCCGTGTTTGTAACCACGCATAGAATTGTACTTCATTTTCAATTCGATATGCTTCTCAAGGTCGATGTTCATACCTCCACACAAATCAAACAAACGAATGGCTACGTCTGCGATTTCATCTTCGAAAGTTGACTTGATTTTCTCTTCAAATAAAGACTTCCAAATACCTCTGTTCATTTGGAATTCCTCATCGGTGTATTGCAACTGAATGTCGTGCATCAAACCATCAGCAACTGCTTTTTCAGCATACTGATTTTTACGCAATGCTTCTTGTGCTTCTGCCAATTCAGATACTACAAGCATTAACATTTCGGACACGTTTCTCTCTGTGTCCCAAAAGCCTTTTTCTTTGGCTGTTCCGTGTGCTTTTGCTATTAAATTTTTCATAAGGGCTACAAATATAATCTGAGCCCAAACCTAAACCAAATTATTTTTTGGTTGTTTTTCCGTTCTTACCGTTACGAGCACGGTTGGTAGCACGCTTCTCAAGCACCATACTGCCTGACTTTGTGTGACTTAAATCAACACCACTAGAATGACGCTTGCCGTAAATTTTTCTCTTGCGTGCCTCAGCATTAAGTTCAACACGTTTTGCAACCTGATCAGGTCGCTTATTGAATGCCTTTTGGGTAGTGTAATCCCTACCAGTTGCTTTGGTGCTTCCGGGCTTTTTACTTTTTCCTACGATTGTGTTCTTGGCCATCTTGTTTATCAATTATTTCTCCAATGATGTAGGACATTCCTATTGTAAAGGTAACAAATAATAACCCGAATAGGAATCCACTAATCATTTCTTTTTGGCTGTCTTTGCAGACTGTTTAAATGCCTTTGCAGTAGGAGCCCCTTTGGTGCCGGGCTTTCTCATTTTCTCTCCGCTGCCTGCTGCAATACGCTTTTTCTTAGCATTAATGTTTGCATATAATCCTGGTTTCATCCTTGACCTCTGTATTTTTTAATGTAGTTCTTGGAGGTCTTCAAAGACGAACTCTTCTTTTTAGAAACAACTCCCGGTCTTTTAATGGATGCCTTTGGCTTCCACTTGGTAGCCTCTTTACTTGATTTTACTTTTGCTGCCATATATACATTCTGAAATAATCAAACTCTTCTTTACCGCCTTCTTCAACGTAGTTCAAGTAAGCCTCGTATATTGGGCCTCCGAAACTAACTTCTTGATAAGAGGTGTCAACGCCACTACCAATCATTTTAACTTGGTAGAATTCAACCTTTTGTTCAATCACCTCCATTGCTTTTACTACCTGCTCTGTTTTGGCTTCAGCAACTATAACAGCTTCTTTCAGTTCGGCTTTCTCCTCTTGCTTTTGTGCAACAAGTGCTGCACTTTTGGTTTGAGCAACTTTGGTTACCTCTGAGGCCAAACTCAAATTTCTTTGAATCTTCGCCATCATCATTTCAATCTCATCTACAGGAGGAGTAGTAACTGCACCTACGGGAAATGAAATTTCAATCAATAATAAAAATACGCAAAATGCAATAATGAGCGTTCTCACAATTTTTTAACTGTGTTGATAATCCGCAGTTCTGTTATGGCCGCAGATAGAGCAGAATCTGATTTCTTTAGAGCCGCTCCCATTTTATCCACCTTGATTTCAAGGGCATCAATCTTCTTGTTAGATTTTTCAATCTGATCAAGATAACTCGTCTTACCGTCATAGTACAGATAGCTAACAGCCAGCAGCATACAAAAAGCCACACCTGCAACTGGATTTTTTTTGAAATCATCGAAGGAGATGGGTAAGGGATTAGTTTTAACTTTTGGGGTGCTCATTCTTTTATCTTTTTATAGTAGTAGATAATTGCCATAACGCCTGATACACAGCCGATTAGCCCAACGGCTACAGCTACTACAGGTTGCCAAGCAGTTGCTATAGAAATTAAAGCGGAGGCCCCAGTCAAAATCGTAAGCCCATCGGCTGTGGAATCAGTTTGTTGAATCATTACTTTTTTTTGATTTTTGCAGTTACTGTTTTTGTCAAACCCATCCTAGTCTTTATTCCTTTTGGCTTTGGGTATTTTGCATTATCCATATATGCTATAAATGCACTTTTTGGTGCAGCCTTAGAAGTAGATTTTGGTTTTGGTTGTTTCATAGCCATTATTTTTTCTTAATACATTTTTATTTTACCAGTCGGGCTGCCTTTTTTCTTTGGTAAATTTACCGTTTTACCAGTTGGAGTGCCTTTTTTCTTTGGCAATGGTTTTAGTGCACTAGGCTTGCTTGGTGCGGCAGATTTTGGAGGACCAGTGGTTTTTCCCATAGCTTTCGCTTTAGCAAATCTTGCTTTTGCCTTCGCTGCATCTTTTAAAGATACCTTCATTCCTGTAGGCATCTTTGGATTTTTTGGAGTCATCATAGTTGTATTTTTTATTTTTTCTTTGGTTTTTTAGAAGCACTTATTGCTATGGCAAGAATTTGTTTTTTGCTGCGTGGATCTTTCCCTCCAGGTTTAGCATAAGCCTTGTTCTTTTTCATTAGTTCCCTGACGTTTTGTGAAACACTTTTTCCGAGTGGCATTACTTTTTCTTTTTAGACAAACCTTTAGATACAGCAGCCGTAATCATACTGCCCATCTTCTTCATCTTGGCTGCTTTTTCTGCCTTTTCTTTTTTCTTATAAGCAGCAGTTTCTTCTTTTTCAACCTCAATCTTCATACCCTTAGGTACGCTGATGGTTTTACCGTTGGATTTTTTTACAGGTTTTTTCACAATTAGAATCCCCCTTCATTATTACGTCCTTGTGGACGGCACAAATTGTTTCCACCGCCAGTAGTGGCTGCTCGTTTGCCTTTTTGCTTTTTTGCATTTTGCTTACGCATTTCCTCCATTGTCTTAGGTTTAGACTTCATGTCTGCGTAGTACTCCTTGGCCAATTTCTTTCTCTCTCTTCCTTCCAATTTTGTTTTCAAGCCCTCGTTGATTGTACGAATTGCTTTTCTTTTGTTTGAAGGAAGATTTTCACCTTTAAATACAGGCTCATTAGGACTGCTTACATTACGCTCGTAACGTCTTTTTGTACGCTCTGCTTGTCTTGCACTTTGTCGACCTTGGCGTTTTACATAACCAAGTGTGTTATCGTCTTTTATATCGCCTCTACGAGCAGATACACTTGCACTAATTGCACGACCTTCTTGTTTTACCATAGTACCAGCCGCTTTTGCTTTGGCACCTACAACTGCTTTAGTTTTGTTGATTCGGGCCTTAACCTTTTGCATAATTGGTCCGGGAGTCTTTTTAATAGCCATTATGGTTTCTTTTTAGTTGGGATGTAAGACTTGCCAGTCAAACGTCTTTTAGTGTTAACCATATCGGCAACAGCACCGACAGCAGTAGCAGCCATACCACCAATTTTCATTGCGGTTTGCTTACGTTTTTTAGCAGCACCAGCAGCACTCAAAGGAGGCTTAACCTTGCTAGTCTGTTTCATAACCTGTTTTTTGGTTACGGCTCCGATTGTTGGTTTCTTCGGTTTCATTATTTTTTAGGTTTGAGTGTTTTAGTAGGTACGGTTTTTTCAAATGTCTTTGAATAAGCTGGACCCTTAGGTTTAAACTGCTGTAAACCAGTCTTACTAAAGATAGCAGCACTATCTTGATAGCCTTGAGATGGAGGTCCCATTCTATAGACATTAGTAGTCGGTTCTGTTTTTGGTTTTGGTGCGTTAACACTACCCATAGCCGCTCTCTTCATCATATACTCTTGCATAGATGGTGAGCCTTTCTTTTTATCGTTTTTTGCCATTTTTCTTGGATTTAATTGGTATATTTAATTTAACATTTGCTCCGTAAGACTTTCCTGTTCCGATCTGAGCCCCAAGAGTAAGATTTTTATTTACTCTTCTCTCTATACCGATATCGGCACTTCTATAACCAGGAGCAAAATCAGCCTTGCCGGTTACAGTTGTTTTCTTACGTTGAACAGAAACAGATCCGCCTCCGCCTATATTTCTTCCTTCTCCATATGCATACAGAGATAATTTCGGAGGGTCTTTCTTTACGGTCTTTTTCATTTATTCTTTTTTACTTTAATCTTCCCACTAGGCTTAGTAGGCTTTGAGTTGTTGTGTTCTAGCTTCTTAGCTACAAAATTACAGTTGTACATATTAGCACTTCCATCTTTTACGGGCCTGTCTCAGACGTGAGTTTGGATCTGAGGCCGCCTTGGGGAACATTTTCATTTGACCAGCACTACGAGCACAAAATGATTTGCGTCTTTTAGCGTCTGCACTACCTGCCTTTACCTTGCCAGTTACAGCAGTCTTCAATTTACTTCCGGGATTTGCTTTACGATAAGCAGCGACACCTTTAGCCGTCATACCTGCTCCCTTCTTTGTTGGGAGGTAATTGGCGTTCTTGCCTGTGGTTGTTTTCGCTATGGGCTTATCCTTCGGCATTTTTCTTCTTGAAAATCTTATTAGCTGCTCCGAGACCCAATGCACCAAATGCAAGGGCAGTTACACACTCTACCAAGATGGCAGCAGGTGCAACGTGTTCTTCAGAAAAAGAGTTATGATACATAGTAGCACACAAAGCAATGGCACACAATATACCCACGAAACGGTTTGCTGAAAACTTACCATGCTCGTCTTTGAATATCTCGAAAAATTTCATAACACTAAGTTAGTTAAAATTTCTTTTTTTTACAAGCCCGGAAATGGTGGTGGTGGTGGTGGGATGTATTCGGCTTCGGGTAAATCTAAAACCCAAGCGTATTCACTTGCTTCAACTTCGGGTTTGTCCTCATCGGAAAGGAACAAAAACCAAACGCCGTTTATATCTTGAACGCAATTAAAAAACTGATAAGGGGTGTAATACTGCCCTTGTATCAAATCTTTTTGTTCGGGTGTAAGTGTGTAACCTATCATACATTTCGGCTTAAAGTGGTTTGAAATGCTTCAACTGATGTATTGAAATTACTCATTTGAGTTGATGTAATTCCATTTCCTATAAATCCAAGCGCATTTTCTCTATTCTCATAACCTTGCCCACCTCTTGCAAAAATAAAATTTCTTGAAGCCAATGTTCCCGTAGCAAGGCTTGTATATGTTACTATAGTAGATTTTAATTGAATAAATTTTGTTGTCAATCCCGTTCTTGACATAGCATTAAAACCACGACAATCACTAACTGCTCCACCATCATTTGCAGCATCACTAATATATCCATATTTTTGACCATCAGTATACCGAATCCAAAATTCATTAAATGGACTTAATGAAGTAGGTGCGCCCCATCCAAAAGAACCATTGGATGTATTATTTGTACGACAATAATACCCATAACTCATATCACTAATTGAATTCATTGTATTCAAATTTACCCCCGTATCCATATACGCATTCGTCCCATTTGGAGTTACCCCCGTACTCGCAAAAGTCCAACCGCTTGTAAAAGTACCCGTAAAACTTGAACTCTTTAAGTTCTGGGCACACGCTGCGGCACTTGCCCCTACCATTGGATAAATGGCTTTCATCTTAGTCCATA